ATAATCTATCATCAGTTGGATTAAACGCAACCGTGCCTACAATTTCTGTATCCATATATGGATTTTGTAACCAAATTTGACTTATGCCTGGACGAACCGTGCCGTAAACATTTAAGAATGCTTTCCAGTATATATTTGTATTAGGATTGGATGGTAAATCTAAACTTTCATTGTCTGGTGTGAATGGTTGTCCGTCAGGTAATATCTGTAAACTATTTCCTAATAGCAATAATTTATATCCATATGGGGTAATTTTCTGTCTTGTGCCTAATAACAAATCATCGTCTTGCATGTCTGTGAGCGCATTGCCTTGGAATATGCTTGCAATAATTTTGTATATAACACCAAGCTTTTTGACTTTAGCACTAGAACTAATCCATATAGGCATGTAAAAACTCCAACTCATTACATCAATTGGATTACCTGATCCAACAGGAATGGTTCTGCTACTAAACGTAAGTCTATCTTGATATACAACACTTAAGCTAGTCCAATCAATAAAATTATCTGTACTCTGTATTTCCATTGAAGGATTGAACAATACACCAAGCTGTTCAATTAGTTCTAATTTTTGATTATAATTTGTAGTCCAAAAATCAACATTTATTCTTAAATTGTAAGGAACAGGCATAAGTCTTTCAACTGTAAATGCGTTGCCTTGTGTGGCTTCATATTGTTGTGTTTCTTCATTAAAGGTTCTTCTACGAACACTTGTCTTGTCTACAAAATAAGGATGTTGAGTTCTACTCTGATCATATTCTAAACCAGTAATATAGTAGGTAATCATAGGAGCACTGGGTAAACTACTTGGACTATTGTTAGCAATAACAGTAGATGCTTGTCTACTTTGATCTCCGTATTGTATTGGAACACGCATTAGAATATCATTTCCTGCAGGATCCTGACCTTTTGTAACATACCAATTGCTAAAAATTCTAGCGAATTGTATTAAAAAACGTCTTATCTGATTATCATAAAAATATTTTGCCATGTTTGCCTTTAATCTGGTGTTATACGAAGTATTGTTGAAAGAGCCTGCTGTTCAGGTATAGGTCCGTTATTTGTTTGAGTGGTGTTGTTATTATTAATAAACGTTGCAAATAGTGACTGATCATCTTCTTCTAATGCAAGACCTGTTCTTACATTCTCACTTATTTTAATCCATAAACTACCGTCCCATCTAAACAACTGTTGCGGTAAATAATCAATACGTAACACATATTGACCTAATGCAGGGTTGCTAGGAAATTCTATCGCTGAAGTAACAGGTTCACCATTAGGTGCTTCTCCTGTACCAACTAAATAACCATCTAAATAGCCAAACCCTTGTGGACTTGATCTAACAATAAATCTAAATCGTGGATCACAGTCTGCTCTGTAATCCATGTCAGGGGTGATTAATGTTCTGTCAAAGTTAGGATCATCAGGATCGGCATCAGCAAATGCATATGTGTTATCTGACGTACCAAAAGGAACATTAACTGGTCCAAAAGCCTTTACTGCTAATACAATATCTGGCTCAACACTTCCTGATCCACTGTCAGTTAACTCAGGAGCTATTTCTGCCAACTCCATACTTAATTGAATAAATGTTTTTAATTGTTCGCTAATTTCAACATCTTTATTGATGCTTGCCAATGCTGCTGCAGTAATTCTAATGATAGGACTAGGAGTAAATCCAGTTGGCTGTATAACCTCTAATGAACCTATTCCTAATTCAGGTTCATCAGTTCTCACGATTAAATTAACCGGTGGAGCAGGTTTACCCTTATCGTCTGTTGGCATGATATATAATTGGCTTCTATCATATCCAGATTTAGGTACGATACGTTTAGCTTCTTGAATCGCTGCGTCATTAATTTGTATATTTTTATTGTATCTGCTGATAACATCCTTCAAACTATCTTTGGTGTCTAATTGCCAATAAGGTTCATAATAAGTTGTGTTAGTTACAGGAGTGCCGGCAGGCGTTAGTTGCTTTGTTACATAAGTGACCCCATCTTTTGTCACTGTAGTACCAACAGGATATTCTTTGGTATTCACCCATGCTTCACCTTGGCATGGTATTCCTTCAGGAACTTCTCTTAATGGAGTCCAGTTATTTTCTCCGTATGTCACTACATAACCCGGAACATAAGTTTTATTTTTGTCCCAATCACCTAAATAGTTATCCTTGTTGATAGGTTGGTCAAGTATATTTTTAAATTCTTGACTATCAATTAATGGCTCACACTTAATACGCCACAGATGTGGGTACCAAGTTTGACTAAATCCCTCACTTGCAAAGTTTGCATCTGTGATTTGATAATATCTACGTAACCCTATAGGAATCGTTTCATTTAGTGGATGATAATCTGTTAAATGGGGAAGTTCCAGTACATCCCCAACCATTAATTTACGCCCTATCAATTCAATCATATTGTTGTAATGTACTGTTATGAATATAATATCATTGTTTAAGAATAGTCCAAACTGACTTAGATCAAAGTCAAGATTCTGCACATTATAATGACCACGTAATCTGTATATGTCAGGTGCGTACTTACGGTCACGGTTTTCTAAAAACAATAAATCCTGTATGTTCAACGGACTTAAGCTATTGTATTGTGGTTGGGTAAAATCATTGCTTGGGTTTGATGCGTCTGGGCCTAAATATTTGTGTATGTATAAGTCCGTACCTCCGACAGTAAACATTTCGTTTATTGTCCGATCTAAAAATTTGTAATCCTGTGTTTTTTCGGGACGATATAGTGATAGTCTAGGCATTGTAATTTCCGTATATTTAGTATTTAGTCATAAATCCGTTACAACTCTGATAACTTCCAAAAGGTTGCAATTAAATACAGGGTGTGCTATAATAGCATTTCATTAATAATAGGAGTTCAGCATGTCCCGTAAGTCTAAAAGTAGCGATCATATTATCAAATCATTAAACCCTAAAGATGCAGATACAAAGTACACAGGGGATGAACCTTTTTTCGCTGTTCAGCCCGATCCAGAATTTCGCAATAGTGCATTAGCCCGAGCATTTAGTTGGTATACGAGATTTTATGTACGTAAGGATGCTAAGGACCTTATGATTCAATATTTGGAACAAAATGATCGTAAAGCGGATGCAAAAGTTATGGCTAAAGCACCCGAAAGTGAAGTTCTCACTACTTACGGCTGGCTTGCACGTATGACATTGCGTGGTCTACAATTGACTGAGCATGAGGAAATGTCATTGCAGAATGAAATTAGTCGTTTGATGACCTGTGTACACAAGCCTGAAACTGTGTTCAAAAGTAATCTTACACCACAGGAAGTAGAAGAAGAAAAAAAACCAGAAGTCAATCGCCCTAACGTACAAGAAATCATGCGTGAAAAAGCACGTGAGGCTACAGGTGAAATCATTGGACTGTTTGATGATTTTATTCAGGCTGGAATGAAGGGCAGTCTGCCAGGCAAGCCTATTGATATTCTTGCAAAGCATAACATTCTCCCACAACACATTCCTATCATACTTGACGTTTGGAAGAAAGAACTCAATGAATGGTACGAAGTACAAGAAGGCAAAGACCCACAACTAGTTGAGGGTTACAGTCAATTCGGCAAAGTACAAGTCAAAAATATGATTAAGGCTATTGAACAAGTTATTAGCGACCTCAATAGTTATATCAGTATTAAGAAAGCAAACAAGACTCCACGTAAGCGCAAGCCTGTACCAGTTGAGAAGATTGTAGCAAAACTCAAGTATCTAAAAGAGTTTAAAGACCCTGCTGCAAAACTTGACTTAATAAGTGTGCATCCAACTAAACTGCATGGTGCAAGTGAAGCATGGGTTTATGATACTGCAAAGCGTAAACTGCATCACTATGTTGCAGATCAGTACAGCCAAACATTTACAGTTAAAGGTAATACGATACTTGGCTTTGATACAGGTAAGAGTGAAATCAAAACATTGCGTAAGCCAGGTGAACAACTCAAAGAAATTATGGGCAGTAAGCCTGTAGCCCGTAAATATTTTGAGGGCATTAAAGCAACTGCGACTGCACCTAACGGTCGCTTTAACGACAATATGCTAATCCTTCGGTGCTTTTGATTTGCGAGGTCCCCTCATCTTTGCTAAAGATTCTTCACTATGCTTGAACTTTCCTTTCATGGGTGAAGGTCCTCTTTTAGGACTGATTCGTTTAACTTTGAGAGGACCTCTTGGTCCTCTCATTTTGGCTTTATGTTCTTCAGTTAAAGTTTTTCCTAATTTTGATTCACTAATTTTTTTGCGCCATTCTTCAGTGAATACTCTTCCGGTTAATTTCTCACTGGTCAATTTTTTACTTTCCTCGCTGTGCTTTTTTCCTTTATTGAGTTGCTTTCCAAAGTGTCCGTTTTTTGAACCAACGCATCCAGCATGACCAACAGGAGCTCCGTCGTTTCCGTTTTCTTCTCTTAGATTAGCCCACCGGGTTGAATTAACTATGTTATTATCTTTAGAAAATTTAAGCGCAAATGAAGTACATTCAGACAATGATTGGAATTCCCAAATCTTCAAAGTTTTAATATGTTCTGATCCATGTTGTTTAATATGTCGTTGCCAATATTTTCCCGAACCATGATACCGATTTACATTCTTTGTTGTTTTGCCGAAGTATTTTAATCCAGTTTTAGTGTGTACTTTTATATACAAGTAAATAGTCATGCTGACATTTCTTTTCAATGTTAGAGTCCTTGGGTTTGGGAGAACCGCGAAGGACATTTTTGTTGACACAAACGCCTGTTTGTGTTATAGTATTTATCTAAACATGGTTATTTTTAAGGTTAATTATGAACGAGCAAGTTGAAGCAATGTGGCAGGATCCTAGATTCCAACTCCTGGCTGATCTAGACCGGCTATTGAATAGTAGCAAGATATGGGGAGGTCAGGAATGGGTGTATCATCCTATTCATCCTGTGAAGTATCGTCCCATGGCAGAACGAGTACGAGCAGAGTTGGGTAAACTTTATACAGAATATGGAGTTGACGAATGAGTGAAGAAATGAATGACTTGATTAGACAATACATCAAAGACAATTTACGGCTTGAGGTTAGGACAGATTCCATATACAATGGTGGCAGTGACGGTCCCATGTACACCGACTGTCACAGTATTCAACTAATCCTTGATGGCGAAATAATTAGTGAGGTATCATTATGAACGAACGAATTCGAGAACTTGCTGAACAGGCTGGTATCACAACCAATATAGACACTGATTACTTTGAGAAAAATATCAACCGATGGGTTGACTATTATTCGGAAAAGTTCGCCGAGTTGATTGTGAAAGAATGTGGCGTAGCATTGAGTCCTATGTTGCGTGATATGGTCAGCCGTGGCCAAGCATACGATTTGATTAAACAACATTTTGGAGTTGAACAATGACAGAATATGAAATGGAACAATGGTGGGTAGGCATATTTACAATCGGTAAAGGTCTAACCTATTTGCTGGCTATAGCCTCAATGATAAAATATTTGGTGAGTTAATGATGACTGATAAACTTGAAGATTTATTGTACGAATCAGGACTTACAGCACAAGGCTGTTGGGATGAATTTGATGACTATGCGAAACAAGGCATAGAGAGATTGGTCAAGATGATTGTTTTAGAATGCGCAGCATGTTGTGGCTCACAAGCAGACATGCGAAACATTCGTAAACGTTTTGGACTATCAGTAGAAAGCAATGTAAAGTATCCCGGACCAGAGGCTATAGGACACTACTCGCAATACGGGAGAGAGTATAATATACCAAAGGAGTAAACATGAGTGGACGAGGATTCATACAAGAAGAAGCACCGCAAGCATGCCAGATGTGTGGTATTATTGCAGAGTGCAGACCATATGGTCCTAAAGATGAAGAAATTTGTTTTGAGTGTGCAATGAAAGACCCTGAGACTACAGAGCGTAAGATGGCAATATACCTATTTGGAGAAGATGACGAATGAAGCATTTTTTAATACTACTTTTACTTGGTGCTTGTTCAACGAGTACTTTGACAGACAAAACTAGTACAGACAAAACTACAAAAGAACTTCCTATTGTTGAAAATAGAACTAACAAAACTAGTAAAGCCTCAACAAATAAGATAGAAGAGGCAGTGATAGAAATAGTAAAAATACCAGTAAAAGATAGAAAGGATCCTAATAAACTGTTTGAAAGTTATTCAGTGTATTTTGACTTAGACGAGTATACCGTTCAAGAAAAATATCAAACTATGTTACAAAAGCATGGAGAATTTCTTGCTAAGAATCCGAATGAATTTGTATTCATTGAAGGTCATACTGATGAGCGTGGCGGCAAAGAATACAATTTGTCGTTGGGACAAAGACGAGCGAATGCTGTTAGAGTGGAGCTTATAAAATATGGAGCATCAGATAGTCAAATAGAAGCGTATTCTTATGGCTCAGAAA